CTGCATTTGCACAATATCGTATTGCTCTCCGTCAATTGGGATTACCTTGTCGTGCCGTTTTACAAAATCAATTCTTGGGAACCTTAAAAGTTGCTCGATTTTTGCATTCTCATGCATAGCCGCCCAAAACCTTGTTACTCCTACTTTCTGTTCCTCATAACGCAATGAGCCCACCTTTAAGGTGAGCCCATCTTGTGGCATATCGCCATCTTGCGCTATATTTTTTACGCTATAGATATTTGCTATTCCATCGTTATACTGTTGAGTTTGCTGTTTCATAAGCAATCACCCCCTGGTTGATTTGGAGAGCTAATAGCTCATGTTTGTAGTTGAATTGGAACTCATTCAAGGCATTTGAACGTGCGTATCGGCAATAATCAAGAAGCAATTCTTTTGGCTTGTCCTCAGTAGTATAATCCTGTGCAGTACCCGATATGCCATCTATGTACTTCATTCCACGTTCTACTATCCCTGTCAGCTTTAGTTCTGTTTGGGTATCGTTCCACGTAATATCAAGATAGTTTTTTACGCTATCAAGTAAACCTTTTGGCAATGTCACAATCGATCACCTACTTCTTAGTGGCTTTCTTGCTGGCCGCTTTCTTTTCAATTGGCTTTTCTTCTATTTTCTCTACGAAAACACCCCGAGGCCCAGTGGTTAATTCACTGAACCTCTCATTTGAAATTTCTATTACTACACCTGAAGCAATGGACTCAAAAGTGTATTTATCTGTAAAAGATTTTATTACTCTAGCTTTCATCTATTACACCACCTCATTAGTTGATACTGTGCCTACAACTTTCACCTGTTGGATTGTAGGAACTAACCCACTGATATCAACATAAACGAATGCATTGTTATCAAGAGGCTCTCCATGGCCGTAAAGCTTAACCAGGTAAACTCTCTCATCTTCAAGAAATTTGTATTCATCAGAATACTCAATCTTACCAGACTTAGCTGTACCAATACCCATAAAGTATTTATTGGCCAAACCAATGATAGCTTTTCCTGCAGGTACCTGAACGGATTGGATTACCATTGTAGGGAACGGAAATACATTGTTCGTATAAGTTCCGTCTGTGCTTCTCACGGTAGTAGCAGGCATGATTTTTGTTAAGTAGTCAGTAGGATTAACAATTAAAATAACCTTATCAATCACTCTGGCTTTACCGTTTGCATCAACTGCCATTGTAGCAAGCAAAGTCCCGTATGATAATGGATCAAGTCCGGTTAAAGGTACAGTTGCTTTTAATGGATATACTCCATCAGTAACAACAACTCCTGTACCAACCTGACGATTCATACCAATCGGCATATCTTTACCAGTACCGTTAATGATAGCTTCCTCTAAGCCAAACGCTAAAGCTTCGGCTAATACGGTTCTTACGTATCTATCTAACCAAACCGGACCTAAGTCCAACATGGATTTTGCGATAGGCAAGAAAGCAGATAACTTATGTAAGGTCATGTTGATTTTCTTAAATCCACTGGTTAACTCTGTAACGATTGCGGCAGTTAAGGTTGCCCATGTGGCAAGCTGCTTTGTATTAGTGTTAACAAGAAACTCGATTAATCCAGATGTGTTCTGGAAGTTGATAGCTTCAAGCAGTGGATGAGCAGCGGTTAAATCGTCAAATACTGCGTCAATTGTTGTGATCGGCAATACTACATTCATATCAGCAAGTGCCTGCTTTGGATTACTGGATTTCATGGCGTCAATCACTTTTTGGTAGTAGTTGTTTTCCTCGGAAGTTAGCTGTCTAACCCCACGACCAACTAATACATTTGTATCTGCGGCTTGAATAAGTCCGGTTGCTTCCAACATAACAGTTTCCTGAATGTTATTGCAAAGATCAGTGTACGCCTGCGTGAACTCCGCTTCGTCTCCACTCGTGATAGCTGTGTTGAGCCTTTGTAAAATAACTACCTTTGCCTGGTTTAATGCATCTAAATTCTTCATAAATTATTTACCTTCCTTCCGTTGGCTTAATCCCAACATTAACTGTTTTAGTTTGTTTTCCTTTGGCGGTTCTTCAATAGGTGGTATTTCTTCTGCCGGTGTTGTTGGTTCTTTAGGTGTTTCAACCATTTCTCTAAGACTTGCTGCAATAGCCTTGTTGTAACTCAGTTTCTGTTCTATTGTCTTATTTACTTTTTGTAGCATCTGCTTTGCATTTGCAAGGTTAGCTTCCTGCCCGGCTATTTCATCACAGAAACCGTATTCTAGACACTGTTTAGCGGTAAGCCATGTCTCATCCTCTAATAGCTTTACAAGTTGTTCTTCTACGATTTTACCGCTTGATTTTGTCATGTAGGCTTGTCTGTTTCCTTCCATTACTACATCCAGATCATCTGCGGCTTTTCTAAGCTCCTTTGAATTGCCGCAAACGCAGTTCCACGCATTGTGTATCATCATCATAGTGTTTGGCGGCATTATTACTTTATCCCCAGCCATAGCTATTACTGACGCTACGCTGCAAGCAAATCCATCAATGTAAACTGTCTTTTGCGCCGGATGTCTTTTTAGCTGAGTGTAAATTGCTGTTCCCTCGAATACGCTCCCGCCGTAAGAATTGATGTAGATATTAATTTGAGAAGTATTCGGATACTTTGCTAATTCATTTCTAAAATGATTAGCTGAAGTTTCACTTTCAATATCTTCTCCGTTCCACCAATCGTAATAATCACCCTCAACATCACCATAGATATACATCTCTAAGGTGTTTGGTTCGACCGATTGATTAAGTTCCCAGATTGCTTTCTTCAATTTTCTCACCTCCTTCTAACAATGCTAATAATTCGTCAACTGAGCTATAGTTTTTCGTAATGAAATGTTTCCATGCCCAAGGTTCATCAATAATCTCATCACCCACCGCCTTTCTAATGTCGTTAATACAGAATGCACCACTTCCGATGAGTTTATCAATTGATGTTGCAACGCTTAACAAGTCTATATGCTTAATTGACTTAGTATCAATCTTTATATAAGTGCCTTGACTAAATCCCGAATATCCGCATCGTTTACGAATAATTTCCTCCTGTGACATATCACATAAAGGATCGATGCAAAATGTCAGAAAGTTGTCTACGGCATCCTTGATGTTTGCCATATCTCCTCTAAGCAGCGCCGGCGGAATCTGAAATGCTCTTGCGGTAAAGTCATACACATCATCAATCATGGCTTTAATATCTCGCGTACCCTCGTTTGAATAGGTTTTCGAACCCTCATTTGTGGCTTTGTATCCATCGAATAATGGAAGAACTGCATTATCTGCTTCAAAATAAGTCTTAAAATACTCGTTCATCATTTTGCTAAATGTGTCTTTAAAATCTGGCTTGCCTTGCGCCAATGTTGACACTTCAAGTAATACTTTACTTCCCCTGGATTTTTTGTAGCTCTTTTGTGCGTAGGCAATCAGTGCTCCATAGCTCTCATACATTCCGTTTATCAGCTTACGAATATCTACGTTGTTAAGTCGAAAATACATTACTTCACTCATGTTGAATGTTTTGCTGAATGTATATTCATTTACTGTTACCCCTGTAAATTGCCAATCAAAAAGCGCATATTCTTTTTTTAAAAAAGTATCCGCTACCAGGAGTTGCCCATTCTGTTCAATTATAAGGCATTCATTATCTTCGTAAAGTTTTGAGATCCACTTGTGGATGAATGAAGTTGAATTTTGATTTTTATTTGGTTCGATATTGAAAAGGTAATATTCTCTTTCCTTAATTTCTTTTCCTTTAAAATAAGTCTTGAACTCACATTTACTTACAGCGTTTGCTATCAGATTAACTGCTGATTGAAAGGCTAGGTTTCTAATATAGTACTCTACCGCACAATCAAAAAATGCAGCTGAATTCACTTCAATTTCCGCACCACCGCCTAGCCTATCTATTAACCATGTTCTTATGCTAATTATTCTCACCTCCTCCTAGTATGTATAAACTCCTACGTCTGGCATTTCTAGTGCTATCCCGGTTCCTAGTTCGTCCTCGATACACATTGAATGTACTACTGCCATGAATGGATCTGTTTTTCTGCTTTTGGCTTCGATTTTTCCGTAATAAAAATTTCCTGTATCTGTTCCTTGCTTCTTACCGCTTGCAATTAGCTTGGCGTTGTTAGCTGCCCATCTTAATAGCGGTTGATTACCCCATACAAAATACTGGTTAGCAAAACAACTATCAATAATAGGCACAACCTTCATAATGTCAGAAGGTCTTACAAGATACACGTTTTTATAGTCTTTTGCATCAAAGCCAACTTTTTTAAGCGCCCCGGATAATAAAGCATATCTAAAATTATCAAGTGCTAATTTGGTTATGTTGTATTTCTGTGCCTGCTCTGCAATATACTCTGCTAATAAATCAGGATTGATTTCTACTTCATCAACAAGCGTAATCATTTCTTCGTCTGCCCATTGTTCCCAAGGTATCTTTAATCTGGATAAATCGGCTGACTTTAGGCATAGCCATGAGTGCGATATATCAATTC